GAGTTAATTCCGTAGAGCCTATCAAAGGCTTCGATATCATAGTCCGCGGCCACTCGGGTAACCCGGAGCATAACCAAGATAGCAGCGATCAAGTCATCAGTAGCACCAATCCTAGCTTGGAATCCAGCAGCTTTCCTGATATAGAATTTAAGCTCTGTAATCAATTCTTTACTTCGGATTAAAATCTTGGGTCTAGCAATATCTAATAAGTTTTTCAGTTCCATGCAAGCAGATAGTTTATGTTTACTAGACGTGTTTAGCCCCCGGACACTTTTACCCCTATCATGAATCATAGTTCCTGGAATGTCTTCTTCTATCATATTTTCTAATTGCATTAAGGAAGCAATTACTCCTTCCCCAACCCCATTATTCTCAACACTATAAAAGGAATCTCCGCCAGCTTTATCAATCTGCTTTAAGAGCCAAACTAATTTTCCAGTGAAGGTTGGCGTAGCAACAGTATTGTCTTTAAACTCAGCAACTTGTTCTAGATTTGGGAAAGTGAAACATTGAATAGTACTATAATCTCCACCAGTTCCCGTTCCAACATCAACTCCAATTACATAGACCTTTCCGTCCTTAAAAGGTTCCCACAGTTTAAAGCCATTCCGTTCTTCTTGGATCTTAGTAGCCTTCATTCCGATTAAACGAATCCCAGAGATTAAAGATTCTTGAGCACTTAAGAATTCATTACCATACTCTTGTCGCCACTTAAGTTCTCCAATCTTGGCAACCATTTGGCGTTTATATTCTTCATCTCTATCAGGATGCTCCCACCAATCAACTTGGGTAGCATAGAATCCATTGGTCTTACTAATAGCTCCAACCCAAATCGATGAAAAAGTATCTTCATCACCATTAGGCGTACTCGTGATAATACAATCTCCGCCAGCAGACAGGGTCGGTATAATAGAAGACCAGAAAGCATCAGCAATTCCAGGCGGAACGAACGCAAACTCATCAAGATATAGAATTGTGATAGCTTGACCTCGACCAGTGTTTTCGGTTGTTGCTTCAGCTGAAATAGCAGAATTGTTATCAAAAACGATAGAGTGCTTAGAATATTCTCTAACCCCAGGACGAAGCCAATCAGGTAGACCCTCGTAGGCATATCTAATCTTACCTACAATATCCATAGCGTCTGAGTTTCTGCGAGATGTGATTAGAATTTCGGAATTAAATCGGAAAATTGCATACCATAGTAAATAACATGCGGATGTGACAGTCTTTCCGATCTGACGACTTGTTAGAACAACGTTCCAACGGTGAGTAAGATATCCTTTAACAATTCGTTTTTGAAAATCATACATGATAAAGGGAATATCTCCCCTGATCGGATGTTGAATACGAACGTAATTTTCAATGAAATAGATAGGAGCTTCGGAGCATTTCTTTAGCTCCAGAAGCATTTCGGGGGTGTATTCGATTTCTACGCCAGGGCTTTTAATTAGCTTGGCATTGTGTGACGCTAGGTTTTGTCCCATTTCAGCCTCCTTTTACCTGATGTCTGTACTATTTATCCTTTTCTTCTATGGGATCCAGAACCATTTCTAACTCTTCTTCCGCTTCGATTTCAACAACTGCTTTCATTTTATGTGGTTTATTTTCAAATAGCTTCCGAAGAATATCATTTCTATCTGCTATTAAAATATTATTGGTAGTCTTTCCCGCAACCCGGCCCAACTTGGCATTAGAAAGAATAACTTTGTCCTTATGTTCAGTTTGTCGATTACGAAGTTTAAGAGCCTCCATAGCCGAGTCTAAAAACATTTTAGCAACTTCCATGTTTCGAGCTGCGAATCGTGGTTCCACAATTGCGGCGTTATTAACTTGTTCTTCAAATGCCATCATAGCTCTTTCATAAACATCCGTTAAAGATTTGTCAATCGGAAGCTTATCTTCATCATCACTATCAGTTAATATAGAAAGTCCTTTAGTCCTGTCTTCTGGAACTGGAACTAGATCTAGAACGCGTTCTAAATTGCTTTGGTCTTGGTCTGGCATAAATAATATGTCCTCTAATGGATTAACTATCTATTTATACTTCAAAATATGAAAATTGCAGACAAAGATGATTTAAACAAGGGCCTAGCTGGAATAACCCACGAAAGCCGTCGAGCAGCCTTAAAGACTATTAAGGAAGTTCGAGATAACGGGGTTCTGGTTTATACCAAAATAAAAAAACTCAAAGGATTCCAACTTGGTAGAGACCCCAAGAAGGGCCCAACGTTATATATAGGGGAAGTGGTTATCTATTCCGTTCATACTACTCCAGAACTAATCTTTAGCGGAATGATCGTAGATATAGTTGAGGTAAAAGTTTCTAGAGGCACTACTAGAGGGGAACAGCTACATGAGCTGAAGGTAGAAACCCAGTGGCTCCTAATAGTTAAACGTTTGGGTGTTCCTGATTTCTATGATATAATAGATCAATTTGGAATTGGTTCTCAGATTCGGTTTATTATGGATGCTTTATCTGGAGAAGCTCATGAAATCCGAGGATCCTCTCTTCCATTCGAGCAATTAGTAGAAGTCTTAAGTGGTGGTTGTATAGATGCCAATCAGATCGTAAAAGAGATCATTGGCAGAGTCCTAATATATAACCGGAACCTGACCGAAGCCGTAGAAGAGCTTAAAGACGAAGCCCCTAAATGGCTCCATTAAATCCCCAAATTCTATTGTTCTTTTTCTCCAGAATAGATATAATGGTAATTCCTTAAAGTCCTTGGAGCATTAGCTGTGCCGATCATTGAATACAAATGTAAAGCTTGTGAGCATCAGTTCGAGAATATTCAGAAATTTAGTGAGCCTGATCTCCAGAAATGCCCTAAGTGTAAAAAGAAAAAACTAAAAAAACTATTGGGAGCCGGAATTCGTCCCATTATAAAAGGTGGGACCCCTCGTTTTCATAAATAATGCTTATCGTAACTGCGACTACCCCAACTCCTCCTTACACTGACGAAATCCCCTTCTGGAAAGGCTCTCTAGAGAAATTTGGATATCATCAGTATCATATTGGTGTTTTACCTGATACTGGGAACTGGATGCAAAATTGTCTAGGCAAGTCCTTATACATGTGGGAGGTTTATCAAGATAATCCAGATAGAGGCCTATTATGGTTGGATGTTGACTGTAGGATAAAAGGAAAATTAGATTTCATCAATCAGAACTTGGATTATGATTTTCTGTGTTATGAGAGGAAAGAATGCAGAATTCATCATCGGGGTTGGTGGTTAAATGCAGGCGTCATATATTTTGGTCCCGGTGAAGCAGCAGCTCGATTATTAGAAGATTGGGCTCGGAGATGTCGAGAAGCAGATCCTAACTTTTGGATGATAGAGCAGAATGCTTTGGCTGATGCTTATTATGCCTCTCATCCTAAACCAAAGTTCCTTTCCTTACCTAAAAGTTACAACTGTGATTGGGATGATGCAGAAGCTGATAGCGCAGTAATCATCCAAGAAAAAAGTTCTAGAAAATATAAAGGGATTATTGATTCCGGTGTTCCTCAGCATGGGATCAAAGGCCCGATAACAATTAATGAAGCCCGGAAACTGGGAACTCGAGAATTTACATGAGAATTCATTTTGTAAAAACTTCTAATACCAGCATGGCGTCTATGAGATATCGGATTATGATTCCGAGTATAGCTTTGGGAAAACGAGGGCATGAAGTTAAAATAGTAGATAAGCTGGCTGGCTACGGAGAACCTGTTCCAGATTGGTTAATTTTTAGTAAGCATTTTAATAAAACTAGAGATCTTGATATGGCTACTAGAGCTAAAGAGCGAGACCAAAAGGTTGTTTTTGATATCTGTGATAATCATTTTTCAAATGTACAACATGCTGATTATTATGGAGCTATGACTGAGTTAGTTGATGTCGTTACTTGTAATACTCCGGTTATGAAAATAGTAATTAAAGATCAAACGGAGGTAGATGCTATTGTGGTAGATGATCCATATGATTTAGAAGAAAGAGAAGCCAAGTTTATTCCTAATCAAGATCCGATCCGGATTTTGTGGTACGGTCACTTTACTAATTTAGATACTCTACATCCTTTAGTTATG